GTACTATTGCCGGTGATATGACTCCCCAGTTGATTACGGCAGTTTCCGGTGCCCCGACAACTCAGATTACTGTCAGCCCCGGGCTCGCCTCGGATGTTGTTGATGGTGCTGTTGTTACGGTTTATGCTCCGGGTGCCATTAATCTTCCGGGTTCCAGTTATGCTGCTAACTATGCCAAAGGCATGGCAGTTGATGGGTTTATGGTTGCCCCAAAAATTGGTCAGCTTGCATCTATTGGTGCGGCTGCCTCGCTTGCGGCTTCCGCTAAGTATGGTGTTCTGAACACCTCTACCTCTCCCACGACCACGCTTCTGGATGTTAACCGTGGCCTTGATGCTGCGGCTGCCAATGATGCTGTAGTTGGTCTTGGACCGGCTGGTAATTACGGTCTTGCATTCCATAAAGATGCAATGACCTTGGCCATCCGTCCTCTGGCTCTGCCTCAACCCCCGGTTAAGGCGGCTCTGATCAATTACAATGGTCTCTCCATGAGAGCAATCATGACCTATGAAGGGCTGACACAATCGACCCTCGTAACCCTGGACTTCTTGGCTGGTGTCAAGACTCTGAATACTTCACTTGGTGCTGTTATTCTTGGGTAATTGAAATAATAACAGATAGGGCTTTGGCCCTATCTGTTCTTTTTGGGAGATTGCCATGGACATTTTAGCACTCATAAAAGAGCTTGGTTGGCAGATTGGAATTATTGTTTTCTTTATCTGGTGGAGTTGGAAAAGAGAAAAGGGATTGGTTAATAGACTAGATGTTCTTGAGGACTACCAAAGAAAAGAACTACAGGAATTGGTTACAAAGACTACTGAGACTCTGATTAAAAATACAGAGGTGATGGAAAAATTCTGTGACCAATTCAAGCTGAAACGAAAAGGTGATAGTTCTGATACTGAGTACATTATAGCTAGGGATCATTAATGGCTCGGAATGTTCTTAGACAGGTAAAGAATGTAATCTATCGGCTCAAAAGAAATTATGGTCTGACTGTAGTTTTTTATAAAATTACAGGGGATCAGTATGATTTTAAAACTGGGGAGGTCGATAGGGATGCTGAGGCACATACAGTAAAGAGGTGTGTTGTTTTACCTTTTAAGGAACTTAAAAAATTCGAATATGATCTGGCATATATTGCAACCTCGAAAAATTTTACCTACGGGGCCTTATATGATTACAGATCCAGAATATTAATGTTGGATAAGGATGATATCTCTGTAGATATTACAGATGATATGTATTGTGTTTTTAATTCTGAAAGGTATCAGATAAAAGAAATAAATTTGTCTGAAGATCAACAGGCATATTTAATAATTGTCACCCGAATAGACGGAGATGTTTAATGGCACAATTGGTAATACATACCGTAACAATGGCCCCTGACCCGAGACCACAGCAGAATGATACCCATCATGCTTGGAATGACAGGCATATATGGAGGGTACATGCTGAACAGTTTGTTAAGCCTACTTATATGAATGACTATCAGGATATGGGTGGCCTTCTTTATAAGTGGTTCTGCAAGACCTGTAAGTATCGGTTTGAACGGAGGGGGAAGAACACTCTTATTCAGATTGACCAGACAAATGGTGATTCTGAGTTGGACGTATCAGGTACAATGGATATACGTCTTTATCTCCAACGTAGAAAGAAATTCAAGCGTAAGCCGTTATGGTGTCTTGGTAGCCATGGTGCATGGCAATCAAATCGTGAGATTTGGTTCTCCGAATCCAAGTTGTGGGATAAAGCCACGATTGAATCCTTTTGGGATAATGAACTGGCAAACGATGGCAAGGATAAAAATGATTATCGTTACCTTGCAATCGGGAATAAAGCCGAACGCTTTGCATTCGCAGCCCCGACAAAGGATTTTGATGATTCCGTAATCACAAGTTATGAGGAAAATATTGAGAAGGCTTTCGGTGACTGTACGACAGAAGAGAAAGCAGCATATATCAATGCACTTGATTTTGGAGCATCCCAGCCAGAAAATGAGGATGTAATCACAACAAAGTACCGTAAAAGAGAAGTACCTATTGATTCTTTGGGGCTGAAAGTAAGTATTGATGACTTGATTGATCCCACTAAAACAGTTGATTCTTTGTCTGTATTACAGGATGAAGATGACATTGATCTTTCAAAAGTAACGGTTCTTAAAGATAAGAAAACATTGGGAGTAATCTAATGTCTACTGTTGTAACTACTATAGGATCTGGTAAAGATTATGCTACTCCTCAATTATGGGAGGCTGATTTTGATTATAGTGATTTATATAGTAGTGGTGACATTGCTGACGGGAAAGCAGATGCCGGGAATTATGCGGGCCAATTACTCTTGAATGGTGGTGGTGTTGTTGGTCTTGGTGGATTCATTTTTGAACCAGCAGATGGGGAATACCATGACGGAACAAGAGGTACAGGCCCGATTATAAATCATAATGATGTAGGTGCTGCTGCAATCAGTATCTTTAGAGATATGACAGCGGTTATTCGTTTCATTGAGGTTGATGGTGGTTATAGAGGGATATCAGCAAGTGGTGGACAGTCCACAGATAAAAGAATCTTGAATAATCTCATCTATGGGGATTATTCTAGTGGTGGTCTAAGGTGTATTGAACTCAGTACAAATACCGGAACCACCTATGTTGAAAATAACATGATGTTCGATTATAACTCCGGTGCAATCAGTACAAATTACGGTATCTGGAGTCGTGCAGCAACAAGTAAAGTTATGAATAATACCTTCTTTGGCTTGACGGTAACAGATGATGCCTCTTCTGTATTCTATGGTTATTACATGGATGATGCAAGTGCCAATATTCTTGTAGAGAATAATATTTGTCTTGGACTTGATGCCGGGGCAGGCACAACAGTAGATTTCAGATTCCTTGGAAGTAATGTCCATGATTACAATATGTCGGATGATACTACAGCAACAGGTGGAAATTCATTAATTAATCAAACCGCGAGTAATGAGTTTGTGTCTGTTACAGTTGGGAGTGAGGATTTACATCTAAAGAGTACAGCCAATGCAATTGGTGAAGGTGATGATTTAAGTTCTGAAGATTCAGGGTATGTTGATATTGACATTGATGATAATGTCAGGATTGGAACATGGGATATGGGTGCTGATATGTTTGCAGTTAATGCAACCATTGGCACAGATTCAAGGAACTTCTCTACTATCACATTATTCGAGGCAGCTTTTAGTGGTTGGACAGATGCCCCAGTAACAGGGAACTGTTATAATGACTCTGCTTTTGATGAATCGGTGTTGTTTAATAACGCAAGTCCGAATAGTTTTAAAATTAGCGTGGCAGAAGGGGAACGCCATGACGGGACGGCTGGTACAGGTGCAAGGGTTGTAAGGACATCATCCAGTAATTATATTTTCCAACCGGCTTGTAATCCCACAGGTGGTCAGATTTACGAATGGCTTGAATTAGACCATAATGGGAATCAGACAGAGAATGGGGCTGCAATTATTCAAACCACAGCTGTTGATACCGGAGACCGTACCAAACAGTTATACCGAAATCTATTGATACATGGTTGTTATAAGACAGGTGCTAGATTCAATCATGGGATTAATGCTGGAACCAGACCAATGTCTGTCTATAATACCATTGTGTATCACGTTGGAAATAATGAAAGCGTTTCCGGCAGTAGTTCAACATATGGAATCGGTGGCGATGACAAAATGGATGTTTATAATTGCGTTGTTGCTAATGTTAAACATATATCTGCTGGCAGTTGTTTAGGGCTAAGTGTAGCTGGTGCTGGGATTGGTAATGTCAAAAACTGTATCGTTATGGATGTAAGTGGTTCTACAGGAACAAATCAGGATTATAACGGTTCTGGGTCTGGGTATGCTTCTTTCCTGACATCAATATCTGAAGATGCGACAGGTACGTCTGGACTAACAAGCAAAACTTATGTTGACCAGTTCGTGAGTACATCTGTAGGCACAGAAGATTATCACTTGAAGGCTGGCTCTGATGCTATTGATGTTGGTACTGACTTAGGTTCAACACTTGATGTTAATATTGATATTGATGGTTTTGACCGTGATGCCGGTGGAGTTACTTGGGATATTGGTGCTGCCGAGTATGGAGTAGCTCTTAGTATTGGGGCAACTGCAAGAGATTTCGCTACGTTCACATTATTCGAGGCTGCATTAGGTTCTTATACAAATAAAGCCGTTGAGGGTCAAGCATATGATGATGCAGCTTTTGATGAGTCTGTAACATGGAATGATACTAATCCTGCTAGTCTTTTAGTACGTCCAGCAAGCGGAGAAATGCACGATGGTACGGCAGGCACAGGTGTCAGGATTGTAGCATCGACAGATAGAGTCTGGAATACTAGGCGTGACTTAATAACAATAAATGGCATTGAATTTGATTTAAATGGGCATGGGTCCGTATCAGTAATTAGTAATGCAGGTAATACACATGGTAATGAGGTCTATCTTTGCTGTCTGCTTATCCATGATGTTTCCGCTGGGGCAGGAGGCCTTAAAGTAATCAATGGTACTGGTAGGGATGTTAATGTGCATGATTGTGTAGTCTATGATTTACTTGTATCCGGTACGGGTTCACCTATCTATGCAATCTTTAATGATGCCGATTTCTCTTGGGCTGGAATTAGAAATAATACTGTTTATCGTGTACGTCAAACAACATCTGGTGGAGCTTATGGTATATTGACTGCCGACCTTTCAAATGGTTTTGTTAAAAATAATATCGTTATTGGCTGTTCAGGTGTAGGCGGTAATGCTGATTTTAGCCCTGCCAGCCCATCAAATGCTGATATGGATTATAATGCAAGTAGCGACTCGTCTGCAAGCGGTTCTAATTCAGTAACAGGCCAAACAACAGCAGTTTTTGTATCAGTAACCGATGGTTCAGAAGATTTACATCTTGTTGATACAGCAACAGATTTAATTGATGCTGGAATCAATCTTGGTTCTGATTATGCTACTGATGCCTCTGGCTATGACCGGTCAGCCTATACACCTGAAAGATGGTCAATCGGGGCATTCATCGGGCCGAAGGAAATCGAAAAGAAGGTCGGTACAGTACATGCAGATGAGGATTATGCTACTTTAGCATTATGGGATGCTGACTTTGGAGATTCCACAATCTATTATCCGGGGGACAGTCCAACGGCATTAGTCAGTGCAGAATTGTATACAGGTAAAGTTACACTTTCAGATGTAACTATTCCATTTAAGACTGTGACTGTCAAACCTCGAACAGGGGATGAGTTCAATGGAACATTAGGCAGTGGACCGCATTTCTATGCTAATCTTTTAAGATTATTCCAAGTGGGTTCATTTGATGCCGAAACTGATGTTATTATAAGAGGCATGGAAGTCAAAGCAACTGGAACATCTGCTAATGAAATATTCTATGCATCTGGGACTTTTTCATCTGTTAAATTTGATAGGTGTATCGCTTGGAATGTAAATAATGCTGGTATTGCCATAGGCATAAGATTAAGAGGACATTATACCTATGCTGAGAATTGTCTTGTATTTGATATTAATTCCAGTGGTAGTGATGCTTATGGTATAAGCAGTGGTGAAACATCTTACATTGCTCACATGTACGATTGTACGGTGGATAATATCACGGCATCCGGTAATGCTTATTGTTATGAGTATATTGACAGTGCAAATCAGACTATAAAGGGTTGTATTGGAACAAATGCTGGTACTGCTGCGTTTGAAATTTCTTCACCGAGCAATGCAGATGTTGACTATTGTTGCTCTGATGATGCATCTGCCCCAGGATCGAATAGCTTACCGAATACAGACCCATTATATGAAGGGGCTCCAAATTATGCTCTTCAAACGGCTAGTCCTTGTGCGGATACGAACGGGTCTTTTGCAAGTGTTGATATTCTTGGAGTGAGTAGGCCACAGGGCCTCGGCCCATCAATGGGTTGTTTTGAGCAGGGCTTTATTGCCCCCACAGGTGGGTATGATACTCAAAATTTCTATAACTTTAATACCTTTTATTGGGTTAATAGATGGTAAATGTTAACTGGTCACGGTGGATTTTTGCCTCAATAACAAAGCATTTTTATGACAATTTAAATGCTTCGTTAAAGGTGTATGTTGAAGGCCAGAGAAGGGTTAATCTAAGGGACCAAGAAAATTTTTGTGAGGTCCGAGTTGATGGCCCATACCTTACTGAGGTCAGTAAGGGGAATTACAGGATTTATTCCGAGGTAAATGTAGTTGTTCAACATCACATGAGCGATTCAAATTGGCACACGATTCATACAAATATCGGACTTGTGCAGGGTGCATTCACAACGATCCCGATATATAAATATGGTTCAGGTGTCCAGGATGATGATTCTTTATTGTGTTGTCTTGAATTGGTACAGGATGCCAGGAATGATCTTGAAACTAATCAACTGGGACAAATTGGCCCAGATAAACAGTTAATGATGGCCACTATTGAGGGCCATTATGAATGTCTTTTAGAGGTGTAATTTTATGGCTCAAATTAACATTAATAACTGTACGATCAAAATTAAGGATGGGACAACTCCCACTCCTAATGAGATTGCAGTTTCAATTGGCGAAGGGAATGTAACTTTCTCGGAAAAGAAAACGAGGGAGTACATTAATGACCGCAATTCCCTAGATGAAGTGCGTGATGCCCCCGAAGAGCCAATGGATGTTTCAATTGATGCTAAATGGGATTACCTTGTTGGTTCTTCTACGAGTGGTGCTGATCCTTCGATCCGTGAAGCTCTTGACCAGACGGGTAATGCATCAACATGGATCTCTACAGATTCTGATGCATGTCGTCCTTATGCAGTGGATATTGAAATCCATAATGATACGACCCCCTCAACCTGTGGTGATGAAGAAGTTATTACTCTTCCTGACTTCCGGTGGGAAACTCGTGATCTGGATCTTCGGGCTGGTACTATTGCCATCTCCGGGAAATGTAATGCAACTACTGCAACTGTTGTACGTCAGTCCAATAGTTAATAATCAAAATAGCCCGGTGAACCCCGGGCTATTTTTCATTTTTTTTAATTTTTCTAAATACGGAGGAGTATTATGAAATTGCAAGGTAAAACGAAATTACCCCCTAATCGGGAGATCGTTGTATTCCCACATCAAGACGGTGAAAGTGTTTTTGTGGCTGAGACTGTCAGTGATTATGTTGAATTTAACAAGCTTTGCCCAGAACCTCAAGCCCCGGTTAAGATGTTCCCTGGTGGTGAGAAACAGATTGATGTTACTAATCCAGATTACCTCAAAAAAAGGACGGATTGGGCTGAAAAGAGAATGGATTACATGGCAATTAAATCACTTCAGCCTACTGAGGATCTTGAGTTTGAAACTGTAAAGCTTAATGACCCAGAGACTTATAAAAACTGGAAAAAAGAACTTAAAGATTTTGGTTTTAATGATTACCAGACGAATATGATCCATGGGGCCATTCTCGATGCCAATAGCTTGAATGTTGAAAAACTTGAAGCTGCAAGAGAATCTTTTTTAGCTCGGACGGGGGCGAAGCCAAAAGAGTAAGTTTACCTGATTACAGGACCCACAAGTATTCTATTTGGAGGGCCTGTGAAAGGTTTGGCATAAAACCCCCGAATGTGAAAGACAGATGGGAAGATATTGATGACCCGCTAGTAATTGCAGATATTTTAGCTTTCTCAATGATCAGAGATTGTGAGGAGGATAAAAAGACTGCGGATACTCTTGGGGCTTTGTATGGATCAGGAGGTAATCGTGAGATTAATCGTTCCCTCGGTGGATAGGACTAAACTCAGAGCCCAGATGAAAAGAGCCGCTACGGTTGTTTTTGATAGGGCCAGAGGTTTATTTCTTGATGCTGTAGGGTCTACAATCGAAAAGCTGATTGACGAAGATATCCATATAGAAACCGGTATGTCAGCGGCTTCCTATCTTTTTCCATTAAAAAGTATTCAAAGAAGAAGATATCTTTTGGGCCGTCATTGGTCAGCAGGGGATATTGGTAGTAGAATTGCAAGTAGAAGGGACCCAAAAAAATTAAAAAGGAAACCTCTTATTCTTATTTCCGGGACGGTTCTAAAAGACCAATATCGAACAATGGAAATTGGGGAGGAACTTGGAAGATCCTCTTTTAAAATAGAATTAGGTACTAAAGGCAATCCGGTCATGGCATTCGATTTTGAGATCAATGTTTTTCAGTATGAAATAAACGAAGCTGGATGGGCCACAATTCGAAAAGCTGAGAACAATTTTTTATACTTTATTTATAAGGGTTTTGACGATTATCTGGAATTTAATAAGTGGAAAGAGTTAATCCACCCTTTTAATGCATTAATCTATAGGTAAGAATATGGGACAAACACTTAGATTAGCAGCAGATGCTAAAGATTATATCTCAGCATTACAAAAGATAACCCAAGGTACGAATGCTTGGGCCACGGCTCAAAATACGCTCAATCAAAAGATTGTTAATTTTAATAAATCTATTGGTGGCACAGCCACTAAGGTAAATAAGGCGGCAGATGCATACCTTAAAATGGATACTGCTGTTAAAGGGGCGGCATCTTCACAGAAACAATTTGCGACTGTTGCTAACCAATCCTTAACGCAAGTAGATAAGAAAGTTCGTACCGTAAATCTTAGCCTTCAATCCATGGTACGATTGGTAGCTGTTCAACTTGCCCATCAAGCCATTGGTGCTTTATCCCGTTCTTTCAGGGAAGGGATTGCTCTTGCATCCGATTTCCAGATTAAAATCTCAGA